AAGAGTTAAATACTGCTGAGGGTAAGGACATGCAATCTGATAGAGAATTCGAAGATTTAAAAGCTAAGTTACAAGCTGAGATAGAAGCTGCAAACGCTGCTGGTGATGCTGAAACTGCTGCTAAAGCTCAGACTGATTTATCTAGCTTTGAAGAAGCAAGAACTCAAGAATTGAGCGCTTTCAAAGAATTAGCGGATAGTATTAATTCACAAATACAGTCATTAAATGCTGAAATAGCTGCGTTACAAGCTGAGGCTAATGAAGCATAATAATCATTTGATTATCTATTCTAATATGTAAATATTAATTTATTTCATATACAAAAAAAGGGGAGTCTTTCGGGACTCCCTTTTTTTATTGTATTAAAATTATTTTAATTAAAAAGATAATATTTATATAGAAAGATATGAACAATAAAATATTACATATTACTTGGAAAGATGAAAACTTAACAGAAAAACAAGAATTCATTTTAAAGAGGTGGGTTTTATTAAATAAAGGGTTAAAAGTAAAATTCTATAGTGATAAAACTAATGAATCGTTTGTAAATAAATATTTTCCACAATATAAAATCATTATAGATAAATTTGATAGGGTTGTTATGAAGTTAGATTTTATAAGACTCTTATATGTTTATAAATTTGGTGGGATATATGTTGATTTAGATGTATTACCTTTAAAGAGTATTGAAGATTTATTGAATATAAATGATGTTGTTATATGTGAGGAGGATAGGAAAAACGCTTTAAATTTTAACACTGACTATATTCTATCTAATGCTGTAATTATTTCCAAACCTAATACTAGTTTTATAAAAGAATTGATAGATGATATTGTTAGAAACATAGATTCAGATAAAATTAATTCAAACGATACTGATGATGTTTTAAATATGACTGGGCCTCTTTTTTTTAATAGGGTTTATGAAAGATATGAAAATAAAAATGAAATAACTATTTTAGATAATTTATATTTTAACCCTATGACTTTTTATGAAATATCAAATGGGGTTATTTCAAAAAACGTTCAATATTCATACTTAATGCATTTATATGATGGTACTTGGTGGCAAGATAAACATTACTCTTCATTGGAATACATAAAAAAAGTGGTGGCAATTCATGATTTATTAAATTTAAATTATAGTGAAAATTCAAACCATACTAAAGAATATTACAAAAAAAGTGGGATGGTTTTATTACCTAAAATATCTTGTTTATGTGTCACTAAAAATGGTTATGATTTATTAAAAAACACTATAACATGTTATAATAAACAAATATACCCAAATAAGGAATTAATAATTATTTACGAGAACGATAATACTGAGATAAACAAGGTAATTAAAGAATTTAAAAATAATATCGATATTAAATTTATTGAAGTAGATTCATCAAAAAATAAAAAAACTTTAGGTGAGTTAAGAAATATATCTATAAATGAATCTAGTGGTGAATATGTATGTCAATGGGACGATGATGATTGGTATCACCCTTTAAGACTTTGGGAACAATTTAGAGACTTAAAAATAAATAATAAAAATGGGTCAATATTAAGTAGTTGGTTAGTTTATGATAATGTAAAAAATGAATTATTAGAATGTAAAAGAATTTCATTTATTGGTTGGGAGGGTTCTTTTATGTATAAAAAGTCCGAACTTAAAACTTTATATCCATCGTTAAAAAAAGGTGAAGATACTACTTTTATTGAAAATATAAAAGACGATTTATCAGTCTTATATAAACCAGAACTTTATGTTTATAGAGTCCATTCAGATAATACATGGGGTTATAATAACCTTTATGAAAGAATAATAAAATATAGTAAAAAATACGAAGGTGTTTCATATTTCAACCTTAACACTAAAAACAATTTACCTTTATTCGATTCTTTTGATGGTGTTTTAATAAATGATAAGGGTTACACACCAGAAGAATATCAAAATATTAATTTAGAATATGATAGTGGTTTATTTATTCACATAACTGATAATTATCATATAACTAAAAAAATGTTAGATAGTTTAAATAATGTGATTATAAATAAAAAATTATTAGTTTTATTTATATGTGATAACCATTTACCTAAAGATGTTATAGATTTAATTAATAATTATAAATTCACAAAATTTAATACTATTAAAATTTCAAAAACAAATAAAGATACAAAACTTCAAAATCAAAAATTAGGTTTAGATATTCTATATAATAACTTTAAGTGTGATTACTTAATAAAGTTAGATAATGATTTAATAATGAGACAAGATTGGTTAGTTGAATTATTTAAAACATTTGAGTATTTTAGTGATAAACTATATGATAATTCTATAATAACTGGTTTTGTTAAAGATTTAACTAATGAAACTTTACGTAAGGTTATTCATTTTAAAAAGGATTATATAGCACATTCTAATTTAGATTTTAAAAATATTGGGTTTAAGTCTGAATTATATGAGGGTTTAAAAGATTTATTTAATAGTGAAAATTATAAACTATTAATTAGAGAATACTTAAAGGAAAATGAAGGTATGATATTATCACCAAAGACTTCACTGGTTGATGTTATTAAGTCTGACTCAGAAGAAACTAATGAAGAAGTGTCTTATGATTTTTATCATGATTTTATGGGGGTAAATTACATTTTAAAAGAATATAAGAATCAAGATAAAATACCACCAATAATTCATAGACTTTTGTTATATGATAATGAATACCCAAGTAACTCAAGAACAGATTTAAAAGAGTTTAAAAAATATAACCCAAACTTTCATACAATACTTTGGAGGGAAAGTGATGTTTTAAAAATAATGAATGAGGAAGAGGTAGATATTTACACAGGTTATGTACATAATATACAAAAATCTGATTATGCTAGATATATCATTTTAAAGTATTTTGGTGGTATATATGTTGATTTAGATATATTAAGTAAAAAAGGGTTTTATAAAACATATGAAGAAAATAATCATTTAGAAGACTTATTTTTTGAGGAGACAACAACTGATGATTATTTTTGTGAAACCACTAAAAAATTACCTATTAGAAATAATATACCTGAATGTAATCTTAGGATTTCAAACTATTTTATGATGTCTAAACCACATTCTAAAAATATGCAAAAAATATTAGATTTGTGTAAGGAAAGAAAAGATTTAGAGATAAAGGAAGATTATGACATTTTGTATACAACTGGTCCAGACGTTGTAAGTGAGGTTTTTGACAAGTTAGATGATAAACCAAAATATTTAACCAAAAATGAATGTGATGAATATTTTATACATAATCATGTAGGGCATTGGAGAAAATCTTACAATCGTAAGAAAGGTATAAAAATATCCGTTGTAATGCAATCTTATTTAGGTGATTACCCAGGGAGTAGAACTGAACCAGAAAGAAAGTTTATTAGGGCGGTTAACTCATTTTTAAGCCAAACTAATAAGAATACAGAGTTAATTGTTATTTCAGATAATTGTAAAATTACTGAAAAATTATATAATGAAAATTATAAGGAAAATGATAGAGTTAAATTTAAGTTATATGAGAATAGCTCAAAAAAAATGTATGAAAAAGACTCTGAAACTATAAATTATGTTGGTGAACCTAGACAAATAGGTGTTGATATGTCTGAGGGTGATATTATAACTTATATGGATAGTGATGATTTTTTAACAAAAAATTATTTAGAGATACTTTTAAAGTATTGGGAATATAATTTTAATTTAGATTGGATAATAAATAGATGTTGGTGGGATAATTTTGCGGTATTAACACCTAATAAGGTTAAATTTTATAATGTGCTTTTTGATAGACATTTAACTAATAAATCATCTTTGATTAATGGATTAGATAGTAGGTGGGTTAGGAGTTATGTTAAAAGAAGTTTGATTTTACAATCACCTGGTTTAATATCACATAAAAAAACATGTGATGTTAAATGGACTAATGTAGTTAGTGAAGGTAATACAAGTGAGGATATCTTGTTTTATAAAACTATGTTAGACAAATATAAAAATGGTAAACAAATACATTTATTTGGTTATGTAAGATGTCATTTAAGGGATGGTTGGGATTTTTAAAAAAATTTGAAGTATGATTGATTATTTAATTATTGGAACAGGTAGGAGTGGGACTGGATTTATGTCAGAGCTTTTGACTATGAATAATATTCGTTGCGGTCACGAATCTGTTTTTGGTGTTCCAGCAACACTTGAATCTTATAGAAAACAAATTATAACTAGCAATTTAAAATCAGAGAGTAGTTGGTTATCGGTACCTTTTATAACAACAATTAAAGGATATAACGAAAATATAAAATTTATCCATATAGTTAGAAACCCAATAAATGTGATTAAATCATGGGTTGAATTAGATGTTTTTAGTGATGAAAATATGAAAAACTCAGAATATGTGCAATTAATTAAAAAATATGTAGATTTAAATTATGAATCCTCAGTTGAAAAAACTATGTCTTATTACATTGGTTGGATTAAAATGATTGAGGGTTATAATTTAAACAGATTAATATTAAATTTAGAGGATATTAATTATGATTCACTATCCAAATTTTTAGGTAAAAAAATAAAACCATTAGATAAAAAGGTAAACACAAAAAAAGAAGAAAAGGTGATAAAAATAGATAACGAAACTTTAATAAATGATATTAAAAATAGTAAGTTATATAATGAATTAAAAGGAATATCTAAAAAATATGGTTACGATATTTAAGGTTTAAATTTTTTATCTACGTCATAACCCAAATTACCTGAAAATAAACCTAACTTACCTATGTGGTTAATTATAGATTCTTTAAAACAAAATAAGGGAAATCCTTTCTCTTTTAATTTATCTATAACACCCCAGTCATTATCACCTTTCTCCCATCCTTCCATAATAAAATCTATCATATTACTATGGAATATTAAATTAATACCGCCACAAGTTTCTTTTTGGTAGAAATTACCATAATCTTTAATCATGTTTAAATGAGAGTTTGTTGGGTTAAAACCTGTTAATAAAAAATTATCAGTATTAAAGATATTTTTTATTTTATCATACATATCTAATGTTTTATTAATCCAGTCTTTCTGGACTATAACATCATTATCAATAGTAATAACTAGATAATCTTTATTATCTTTATTTTCGTTTTTAATATGTTTTAATGCTTCTATGAATGAATACTTACAACCTAAATTTTTATCACCAATAACTACATCAAATTCTTTGTTTGGTAATTTTAAATCTTTTCCTTCTAATATTTCTTTTACTATTTTATCTTTTGAGTTATCGTCATATATGTATCTTTTATCGCATAAATTAATATCTGATTTAATTATAGAAGATATCGTATTTATTAAGTAATTACCTCTATCATAACTTCTTATTAATAATATTATATTCATAATTATTCTGTTGTGTTAAATTAATTACACTGAATTAAGGGTAATTAGATTACATTTCGTCTAAGTCAATACCATGAGTATCAAACCACCATTCTTTTGGTTTATCAGAATGTTTATCTTTAAGTCTTTCGTATCTAACCTTAGCCTTTTCTTGTCTTTCAACCTCTTTTGTAAATAATGGGTGTTCAATACTACCACCACCTACATATAGTTGTCTGAGAAGTTTCCTAAGTATGTAACCTTGTTTTTGTGGTCCTGGTTTAAATCCAGATTCAATTATCTTGTTAATAGCGTCAATAAGTATATCGTTTTTTGTTAATTCATTTTTACCATTAATAATATCATTAATTCTGGAGAATCCAAAACCAACATCAATAAACTTATCCATTGTATTTACGATATTACCAATCTCAACATTATCATGATAAAACTCTGTACAATAACCACCCATTTCACCATCAGACCAAATACATTCACTATCTAATTTAATAGGGATACGATGACGTTCATATAACCACTTCCAATTATCAAATTTATCTGGATGAATCGTAACATAATCAATCTTTATACCTAAGTAACCCCTAATAAACTCCACCCAAAAATCAACAGCCTCATTAAGTGTCATTTCACCAAAAGAAAATAACCCAATCATTTTAAAATGTAACATATGGGTGCCATCACCAATTTCATCCAAATCATTAAGTCTAATACAAGATTGAATATTTGCTATTGTGGTGTTGTCAGGATTTTTAAATTTGTCCTTAAATTGTTGCATACCAGCTGGACAAAAAAGAGTTGTATCATCATAACTCTTAACACTATCATCTAATTTAAAAGGGATACCCTTTAAAAAACAAAAGTTTTCATAAAGTTTTATTAAATCTTTCATATTTTTTATTTTTTTATTAAAAAATGTATTTTTTTTGTGTTATATGTTGTCACAAATTGTTCACCAGTTAAAGTTTCAGTATCAATAAAATTAGGTTTTTTTCTACAAATAAATAAACAACCTTTAGGTAATTTATCAATAATCTTTTTTGTCATATCATGTGACATAGCTGTATTATCTACATAAACAATTGTGGCATCATTTAAATCATTAACAAAGAAATCACCTTCAATAAAAGAAATGATTTTATTATCTTTACAATGTTTTTCTTTTAAATCATTAGCACATTTTAGTCTTTCTTTTGATAATTCTATCCCACAAGATTTTTTGGGTGTATATTGCAATCCTATATGTAACACCATTTTACCTAACCCACAACCTAAATCATAAAATACAGTGTCTTTATTAAAGTATTGTTTAAAATGATTTACAACCCCATCTACTCCTTTTCTTGTAAGTTCACCATAAAGTTCATTATGCTCTCCTTTAAAATCTGTTTTATTTAGAGTATCGAAATATGGTATTTGCTCATATATTTCATTTAAAATTTCTTCTAAGTTTTCCATGTTATTATTATTATTATTATTATTATTATTTTCTTCTATAGGTTTATACATTTTATTATAATATAACTCAATGATACTATCTCTATATTCTTGATTATCTTTTGAAGACCATAACCATAACCAAGACTTTTCAATATTACTTAATTCAGTCTTTTTAACTTCAATTAGTTTTTTAAGTAAGCTAATTTCTTCATAATCAAAAATGATTTCCATATCTAATTTCTCAGCTACATAAGACAATTCTAATAAATCATTCGTTTCATATGATTCTTTAGCTTTAATATATAAATCAATTAAGTCTTGTGAATTCACTTTATCTGGGTGTGTTACTTTAACGATGTTTCTAAACATCTTCTTCATTCTAATCTTAGTATCTTTAGATAATTCAGAATCTTGTAGTTTCTTAATAACTTCTATTTTATTTTGTTTATTAGATGAAGACTCTTTCTTGTCTTTCTTACTTGATTTATTACCTTTCTTACCAGTTCTATTAGATAAGGATTCCATAAACTTAGGTGTGTTTTCACTTATAATTTCTTTTTTGTATTCACCATCACTTAATAGAAAGGAGTACTCAGTTAGTAATTTTTTAATTTCTAGTTGTTTGAGTTTATCTGACATATTTATAAATATGTTATAATACTAATAAAAATTAAAATTACTCACCATAAATGTCAGTTGGTTTTTTACATGACTCCTTGATTATTTTTTCAACAAATGCGAACATCTTAAGACCGTTTTCCTGACAATATTCTTTAAGCGCCTTATGTGTGTTTGGCGTGATTTTAAGGTTTTTTGTACGTTTTATAGACATAATATATAGTATTTATATATAAGTATGACAAAAGTAAGAAAAAAAGCTCATTAAATATGGTCTTTTTAAGACCATATAAATTCTTTTGGTTTTTTACTACATATTTATTATTAGATAACTGAAAATAATAAAAATTTAAAATAAGTAAAGAATGGCTGATAAGGTATTTGTAAGTCCTGGAGTTTATACTTCAGAAAGAGACTTAACTTTCGTAACGCGACAAGTTGGTGTAACAACTTTGGGTTTAGTTGGTGAGACAACTAAGGGCCCAGCTTTCCAACCGATTTTCGTGTCAAACTATGACGAGTTCACATCATTTTTTGGTGGGCTCAACGCTACAAAAATAAAAGATACAGGTGCGCCTAAATATGAATTACCTTACATCGCTAAATCGTATTTATCACAATCTAACCAATTATTCGTAACAAGAGTACTTGGTTTTTCTGGTTATGATGCTGGTTTAGCTTGGGGTGTTTCACTTGACGCAGCTTTAGATGGTTCTACTACTGGTACTACTGGTGGTGGTATCACAGATGCTACTTTAATTTCATATACTGCTGATAGTGGTACTCTTACTACTGTTGTTTCTAGTGACCCATTAGTACAATCATTATGGGATGAAGGTTTATTAACAAATGAACTAGCGTATTTAGCTACAGCTTCAACTGCTGCTACACCAACACTTATAGGACCTGTTTTCGATAAGTCTGGTGATACATTTAGTGGTGCTAGTATTAATCATAAAGTAGTTGCTGAAGGACTTTTTGGTTCTTTACAAACTGGTACAACTTCAGGGGTTACAGTTCACTACTCTGGAGCTGGGTTCTCAAATGTAGAAGATAAGATTGTTGCATTATTAAGAAGTAGAGCAACTGTTGATGCTGATGAATTCGTTAGACATCAAATTACAGGTTCTACTGATATAGGGTTTGACCCTTCAGTTACAACAGCTGAATCTAATGTATTAGGTAATTTCACAATCACTGGTGATTCTACAACTCAAGGTAATTTCTCGTATTCATTATCACTTGATAAGACTAAAAATAATTATATTACTAAAGTATTAGGTAGAGCTGCTCAAGATGGTCAGACTGCATTATTCGTTGAAGAATTATTTAGTGAAATGTTAGAAGACTATATTGATAATGACCAAGTGAGAGGTATTAATATTGACTCATTAGTTAACTATGGTGATGACTTTAATGATTATTTACAAGAATATCAACCAGCGGTTAGTCCTTGGGTTGTGTCTGAGTTAAGAGGTAATAAGGTATTAAGACTTTTCAGACTTCACACAATATCTGATGGTGATGCTGCTAACAGACAATTTAAAATATCTATCAAGAATATTAGATTAAATGATAAAGAATTTGATATTGAAATCAGAGCTTATGATGATACTGATGCTAAACCTGTAGTATTTGAAAGATTTACAAGATGTAGTATGGACCCAACGTCTAATAACTATGTTGCTAAGAGAGTTGGTACACTTGATGGTGAATTTGCTTCACGTTCAAGTTATGTATTAATTGAACTTGAGGAAGAATCAGATACTTCTGATGCGTTCCCAGCTGGTTTCGTAGGATTCCCAGTTAGAGATTACCAAACTAATGGTAACACTTCAGTTCAAACACCAACAATTGAATATAAACAAACTTATGGTGCTTTCGAAAATAAGAGAAAATTCTATTTAGGTCTTTCTGAGACTAAAGGTATTGACCAAGACTTTTTCGATTATAAGGGTATTCCAACAGTTGGTGATTTAAATGAATGGACTGGTTTAACTAAAGGTTTCCATATGGATGTTGACGCTACTGGTGCAACTATTGATAATGTTGAAATCGTAATTAATAATACTGGTGGTACTTATAGTCCAGTTTACGAATTTGACACAGGTAACGCTGAATTTAGGAGTGATTCTGGTGTTGTTGGTACTGACTATGAAAAAGTATATGCTAGAAAATTCACATTCGCACCATATGGTGGTTTTGATGGATGGGATGTACATAGAACAAGAAGAACAAATAGAGATAAGTATATTATAAATGGTACTGCTGGTCAAGCTGGTTTATCAAGTGATGTATTTACACAAAGAGCATTAACAAATGGTGATACAGGTATTAACTCTGATTACTACGCATATTTAGAGGCTATTTGGACTTTCAAAAACCCAGAAGCTACAAATGTTAATATATTCTCTACACCAGGTATCGATACTTTTGATAATAGTAACTTAGTAGAGGAAGCTATCGAAATGGTAGAACAAGATAGAGCGGATTCACTTTATATTGTTACTACTCCAGATACAGATGCTGCTGGTGATGTTTTATTACCAGAGGATGTTGTTGATACACTTGATAGTCAATTTGACTCTAACTATACAGCTACTTACTGGCCTTGGATTCAGATTAATGATGCTGAAAACAATGTTTACATTTACGTTCCACCTACAAGAGACGTAGTAAGAAACATTGCACTTACAGACAACATTTCATTCCCATGGTTCGCAGTTGCTGGTGTAAACAGAGGTGATGTTCAAGCTATTAAAGCAAGAAAGAAATTAACACTTGCAGAAAGAGATACTCTTTACGATGGTAGAGTTAACCCAATTGCTACTTTCGCTTCAGAAGGTATTAAGATTTGGGGTAACAAAACACTTCAAGTTAAAGATACTGCTCTTAATAGAATTAATGTTAGAAGACTTTTATTACAAGCTAGAAAATTAATTTCTGCTGTATCAATCAGATTGTTATTCGAACAAAATGATGATATCGTAAGAAACCAGTTCTTAGGTCTTGTTAACCCAATCTTAGATAACATTAGAGCTGATAGAGGTCTTACAGACTTTAGAGTGGTTCTTGATGATTCTCCAGAATCTAGAGATAGAAACGAATTATGTGGTAGAATCTTCTTGAAACCAACAAGAGCTTTAGAATTCATTTGTGTTGAGTTCAACATTATGAACACTGGTGCAAGTTTCGATGATATTTAATCGATATAATATTTAATCTTAGGGCTCTTAATTGAGCCTTAATATTAAAAAAAATAAATATAAAATGTGATAAAATAGATAAAAAAAATCAAATCACATATTTATTAATAAAGAATAATAAATAAAAGAAAAAAAATTATAAAACATGGCAGATTTATTGATGAAAATGCCCTTTCAGTACGAACCAAAGAAAAAGAATAGATGGCTTTTAAGATTTCCAGCTGAATTAGGTATTCAAGAATGGTGGTTAGCGTCTGCTTCTAGACCATCAATCACACAAAATGAAGTAGAAATTCCATTTCTTAACACATCTACCTGGGTAATCGGTAGATTTACTTGGGAATCAATTTCAGTTACATTTAGAGACCCTATTGGTCCTTCAGCTGCGCAAGCTATTATGGAATGGGTGCGTTTGCAATCAGAATCAATCACTGGTAGGCAAGGTTATGCTGCTGGTTATAAAAAAGAAGTTGATTTAGAAATGCTTGACCCAACAGGTGTTGTTATTGAAAAGTGGTTACTACAAGGAACTATGTTGACTAACGTTAACTTTGGTGACTTATCAATGGATGATGATGCTATCGCTGATATCACAGCTGATTTAAGGTTTGATAGAGCGATTTTATTATTCTAATTAATTTTTAAAATTAAAACATTTAAATATTTTAAAAAGACCTCAATTAAGGGGTCTTTTTTTATATATTGTTAATATTTATAAATAAAAACTGTTATGAGAAGATTTGATAAAACAAAAAACATGAGAAAGGCTAATTTATTAGCTGAACAAAGATATTTGACTTCAAAGGGTTTAATAAATGAAGATGTTAATAGTGATATACCAGATGTTATTAAACTTGAATTGGATAAATTAGGTGTTAACCCAAATGAAATTAATCTAATGATTAAAGAAGATATGTTAGGTGAAGATTTGATTAAAGGTGTTGGGGAAAAATTTAAATCTTATAAAGATGCTGTAGCTAAAACTTTAGTTGTTTGTGCTATTGTTGGTGGTGCCGCTTCATGTCAAAAGAAAACCCCACATGTTTATAAATTTTCTTATGGAACCGAAGACGTAGCAGAACCTACTTCACCAAATCAATATGCAACATTAGCAACAGATGATGGGGGTACAATGACAATGCAACCCTATGCTGCAAAAACTAGGGGTTCATGGTATGAACTAGAAGACCATAAATTATCAGAAGCAGAAAGAAAAGCTGAAGAAGAAAAATTATATCTTAAAGAAAAAGGTAGACTTGAAGGTAATAATGCAGATTATACCATTACTGATTATAAATTAGAATACATGGGTCAATCTAAACGTGGTGATATAGCAACAACTAACGGTACTATACCTAGTAATTAAAAAAAAAATAAATAAAAAGACCTCAATTAAGAGGTCTTTTTTTATTTACTTATATACCTAATTAATAATTTACCATCCATTTCTGGGAAAAAATCAGCATCACCCATATCGTCTACAGGTACTTCAAATCTAACAGAATGTGTTTGTTCTTCAAATTCAATTATTGTTGTGTAATATGCAACACCTTTTCTAATAAAAAGAATGTTAGCTGTAGGTTTTTGTTTGTATAATTCTTTTTTAATATCGTTTATTTCCATAATAATTAATTTTAATATTAAACCAAATATAATACTATATGATTAAAAAAGCAATAAAAAACTTTACTTAGGATATTTATTAAGTAGATTTAGGATATAAAAATTTATTAAAACGTTTTAATTATGAGTGATGTAAAACCTAATGTTTTTCCAACAAAAGAACAAATCAATGAAGCTAATGATACTGGTGAAAGAATTGCTAATCAATTAGCTAGTGAAAATAATCTTGAAACAGATTATGGTTCTCAAAAAGAAGCTGAAGCTGCTGCTGAAATGAGAAAGAATAATGAAGAGTTAATAAGGAATAGGGATGAGCAATTAAGAAAACAAGAAGAAATTGCTAGACAGATGGATGAGAAAAGAGCTAAAAAAATGGAACAAAAGAGAGCTGATAGAACACCTCCTCCAACAACCCCACCACCAACAAATAATAATAATAATAATAATAATTCTGGTGATTCTAATGAAGAACCTAATAAGGATAATAATGATGCTTACATTGAATCTATTAGTCAGCCTCAATTTAATCAACCATTTGATGTTATTCCATTACCTTCTGAGGGTAAATTATATAAAACTAAAAAGAAAGGTGTTAAGGTTGCTTATTTAACCACAGCAGATGAAAATATTCTTACTTCACCAAACTTAGTTGAAAGTGGTGAATTTTTAGAGATTCTTATTAATAGAAAATTACTTGAACCAGATTTAAGGTATGAGAATTTGGTGCCTGGTGATAGAAATGCAATTATGATTTGGCTTAGAGCTACAGGGTATGGTGAAATGTATCCAATATTAGCTTATGATGAGAATGATGAACCTTTTGAGACTGAAGTTAACTTATCTGACCTTAAGACGGTTAATTTAAGTGTTGAGCCAGAATCTGATGGTCTTTTCACTTATGAATTACCGTTAAGTAAAAAAACTGTTAGGTTTAAGATGCTTACAGTTGGTGAGTTAGAGAATCTTGAGAAATTAGTAGAAGAAAATAAAGATAATCCAATTAATGAAGAACAAACACTTATTTTGGAAAGGCAGTTAGTTGATATTGA